GTCTAAATACAATTAGAGGATATAATGAAATTTAAAGCAAGTGAAATATTTTACAGTCTACAAGGTGAAGGTAGATTTACTGGTGTACCAAGTGTATTCCTAAGACTGTTTGGTTGTAACTTTGAATGTCCTGGCTTTGGACTTCCTAAAGGACAAAAGACAGATGAAGTTAACAAGGTAATTAATCTTATACAAGCAGATCCTGGCAAGTACAAAACACTAGAAGACTTGCCGTTAGTAACAACAGGTTGCGACAGTTATGCAAGTTGGCATCCCAAGTTTAAAAAGTATTCGCCAACATACACCATAGATGAACTTGTTGCAAAGATGCTTGCACTAGTGCCCGGCAACAAATGGTCACAGGACAATGGCAGTGATGTACACTTAGTTATTACAGGTGGTGAGCCACTACTAGGTTGGCAACGTCTGTATCCAGATTTACTTGCACATGATAATATGAAGGATCTACGTAACATTACATTTGAAACTAATGGTACACAGACACTACACGATGATTTTAAAGAGCTATTCCATAACTGGAAAGCAAAACGGCATAACTATCATAACTTAACATTTAGTGTTAGTCCTAAACTAAGTGCTAGTGGTGAAGCGTGGTCAGATGCTATTAAACCTGAAATAGTTGCAGAGTATAACTGGATAGGTAATACATACTTAAAGTTTGTAGTAGAGAACGCAGAACATATTGAAGAAGTTAACCAAGCAGTAAGTGAATATAGAAAAGCAGGATTTACAGGCAATGTTTATATTATGCCTGTTGGTGGTGTTGCAGAAGCATACAACCAAAACAATAAACATGTAGCACAGTTAGCACTAGACAATGGCTACAGATACAGTCCCAGGTTGCACGTAGACATCTGGGGCAATAGTTGGAGTACATAATGTTTGATAAAATTAAAAACGTTTTTAGGAAAAAAGAAGAGCCTAAACCTAAACAGGAACGAAAACCTAAAAAGTCTGCCAAGGAAATTGCCACAGACAAAAAGGAGCCCTGGGTAAATGTATTACAAGTAGAACTTGATCCAGAGAATCCTGGTAATGGCAGTTTTGAACTAGACTGGAATGATTACTTTGTTGCTAAACTTGTTAGAGCAGGCTACCAAGGTAAAACAGATGAGGACATTGTAGACAACTGGTTCCAGGATGTCTGCAGACACGTTGTGTTAGAAACATATCAACAGTATGATGCCAATAACAAAGGTCCTGCTAGGAAAGATCTTGGTGGTGGCAGGAGCGAATACAGTTGATTTATGCTACCTCAAAACTTCCCAGCCGTAATAAGGAAACATAAAGTGGGCTTGGTACCTAGATATTATGTTACCGATACAGGTAACTGGGAAACTTGGTTTGCATGGTATCCAGTAAAAACTATAGATGGCAAACGTATTTTTTGGAAGAACTGCTATCGTAGATACGTAAGGTACACCCCACGTTTTGCTGGTAACAAAGACGGCTACGAGTACGCAAATCTTTTTACAATAATTAAAAAATGATATTATATACAAACGGTTGTAGCCATGTAGCGGCTGGGGAAGCAGTCAACTACCATTGTTTTGCAAATGATGATAGCCAGTACTTTTACATGAATAGAAGACCGCATCCTGATAACCTAAAAGTAAGTTTTAGTCAAATATTAGCCAACCTTTTACGAGCAAGACTAATTTGTGATGCTGAGTCAGCAGCCAGCAATGATAGGATACTTAGAACTACTGACATGTTCTTTGATGGACAATACTACAAACAGGTAGGAGAGGAAGTTTTTGTATTAATTGGTTGGACAACGTTTGAACGTGAAGAATGGTTACATGAAGGTGAATATTATCAGGTTAATAGCAGTGGTGTAGATCAAGTTCCAGATGCTCTAAAACAATATTATAAAGAATGGGTAGTCTCTACTGCTACAGAATGGCAGGCTCATCAGGAAAAATGGCACGAAAAAATCTGGCAACTACACTTAAAGTTTAAAGAACAAAACATCAAACATTTATTTTTCAATAGTTATATGTCATTCAATTTAATCAAGGACAGACAAGATTGGGGAGATAATTTCATCGCTCCCTATGACGAAGAGTCTACATACTATAACATATTGAAAGCAAAGGGATTTCAGACTAGAGACGGCAGAGATAATGGTCATTATATGGCGGACGGACATCAGGCTTATGCACATTACCTCTTACCATACTTGACAAAAGCACTGAGTTAGCCTATAATATAGACTATGAGATACTTAATAGTCGACTTAGCAAATACATTCTTTAGAGCCCGCCATGTAGCACATCGTGGGTCAGATACATGGACCAAACTTGGCTTTGCGGTACACCTTACATTAGGTAGTGTTGCTAAAGCATGGCGAGATCAAGCCGCAGGACACGTAGTGTTTTGTTTGGAAGGTAGATCCTGGCGTAAGGACTTTTACGAACCATACAAAAAGAATAGACAAGCGGCACGTGATGCACTAACAGAAGCAGAGGCAGAAGAAGACCAACTGTTCTGGGATACGTTTGATGACATCAAAACATTCCTAACAGAAAAGTCTAACTGTACTGTTATGCGACATCCAGAGCTAGAAGCGGATGACTTAATTGCTGGCTGGATACAAGCACATCCTAACGATCATCACACTATTGTATCTAGTGACACAGACTTCCAACAACTGTTAGCAGAGAATGTAAATCAGTACAACGGTATTACTGACGAACTCTGGACTATTGAAGGTGTTTACGATAAGAAGGGCGAGCTTGTCTTAGACAAGAAAACTAAAGAGCCCAAAGAAGTAAACCCTGCTTGGATGTTGTTTGAGAAGTGTATGCGTGGTGACGTGTCAGACAACGTGTTTTCAGCATACCCAGGTGTTAGAACAAAAGGTAGCAAAAACAAAGTTGGTTTGTTAGAAGCGTTTGAGGATAAAAACAAGAAAGGCTTCAACTGGAACAACATGATGTTACAGCGTTGGACAGACCATAACGGTGAGGAGCATCGTGTACTAGATGACTACAACCGTAATGTAACACTTATTGACTTGACAGCACAACCAGACGACGTTAAGCAAAAGATTGCTGAAACAATAGCAGAAGCAAGCATACCAAAATCAGTAAGCATGGTAGGCGCAAAGTTTCTCAAATTTTGCGGTAAGTACGAGCTAAATAAAATTGCAGACGAGGCACAACGTTACGCAGATTTATTGGGAGCCTCATATCAAGGATAAACCATGTTTTTATATGCTAAAATTGGAATTGTTTTAGCGATAGTTGGTGCAGTAGGCGGTGGTGCATTGTATGTTAAAAACTTACGTGCTGATTTGGAAACTGCCAGAATCAATCAAAAACTTCTCGAGCAAACAGTAGAAGAACAAAAGATGCTGTTAGAAGTCAAAGAGAAGGATATCGCTTTACAAAAAGAAATCACTAAAGAACTTGAAGCAAATCGTGAAGCCAGCGAGCAAAGTATTGCTGACTTAAACGAACGTCTAAACAAAGTAAATGAAGCAACTGGCAAACAGCGTGAGATTGATAAAGCCGCTGTTAAAAAGACCAAGTTGGTAACCAAAATTATTAACAATGCCAGCAACAATATTATGCGATGTTTGGAGATTGCTAGTGGTAGTCCACTAACTCCTGATGAGATTGCGGCTACAAAAAAGAGCGAGACAAATGGCGAATGTCCTCATCTAGCAAATCCTAACTACGTGCCTAAGGAAAACTAATGTGGGATAAAATTAAAAACACAGACTGGGTAATCGTATTACTGGTGATAGTTGTTTGTTTAGCAATCTCTATGTTATCTGGCTGCTCGATCTTTAGTAAAAGAGAACCTGAAGTAGTTATAAAAACAAAACTAGTAGAACGTACACCTCTTAATCTAGAACAACCTGCTCCTCTACGACTTAAAAGTCCACAGTGGGTAATAGTTACTGAAGCAAACATAGAAGAGCTTATTGAGGAACGTCAAAAGAATCCAGAAGATTTTGTAGCATTTTATGGATTAGATGAGACGGGATATAAACAATTAGCAGTTACTATGCAAGAGCTATTGAGGTTAGTTCAAGAGCAAAGACTTATCATTGCAAAGTACAAGGAGTACTACGAACAAACTGACCGTAGCACTCCAGATACTGAGGTTAAAGAGTAGTTAATTAGAACTTAACTGTAAAGTTGGTACCAAGTATCAAGTGTTCTTTCTGCCATGAACTGTCTTGACCTGCTGTTAAGTACTCAACATATGGTGTAAACTTAACACTTGAGTTTTCATCCTTATCAAGCGTAAAGTCGTAACCTGCTTGCCATTTAACATCGTCAATCTTTGTATCGCCAGTTTGACCAGCACCGAATTTCCAGCGTGGTTGCATTTTAATCCATGCATCTCCTGCCTTTAAACCAACAATAGCACGATATCTAAAGTAATCGTCTTTAGTACCCTCATAGTAACGATACTCTAAACGTTGTCCTAAACTTAAAGGCCCCCACTTCGCAATCTTGTGAGTAACTTTAGGACGGATCTCTGTGTTAGCACCATCTTCTGCGTAACGTAATGCTACAGTTAGGCTGTCAGATAGTTTGTAAGAGCCTTCAATATGATCGTAATCATCATTATTGTATGTTCTTACTTGTAAACCCCAATCACCATGTTTGATGTTGAAGTTGTGCTCTGATGTTTGCCAGTTGTCATCAGCG